ATTTTGACCTAACACAGTTTGGACTGTTCATGCAGAACGATTCCCCATTTATTACATTTCATCAACGTGATATAATTGAAAGACTTGGTCGAAGATTAATGAGTGGTGATGTGTTAGAACTTCCACACAGAAAAGATGATTTTAGTTTGGATGAGACAATGGATGAAACACTTAAACGTTTCTATCAAGTAGAAGACGTTAACGTAACAGCCGAAGGATTTTCACAAACATGGTGGCCACATCTAATTAGAGCAAGATGTAAACCACTTAAAGATTCACCAGAATTTAGAGATATCATTGGAACAAGAAATGATGAAGAATCAATTGCATACAAACAAGGTACTGGCAGAAGAGATCAAGAAATAAATGATGCCATTATTGCCCAAGCCGAAGCAGATGCACCAGAGTCAGGATACAACACACAACCACTATACATCCTGCCAGTCGATGACAACGGCAAGGTTGCTATTGTTACAGCAGATGAAAAAGATATTGATGCTGACAGCAACACAATGAAAGCAGATAGAGTACAAGACTCTCCAAGAGGAGATGGATACTTGCAAGGGTACCTCACAGCAGATGGCATAGCACCAAATGGTGAATCATATGACTTTGGAACATCTTTCCCAGCTGGACCTACCAAAGGATCCTATCATTTAAGAACAGACTATCTACCGAACAGATTGTTTAGATATGATGGTAGAAGATGGGTGCATCAAGAAGATGATGTTAAAATGACAATGACTAACACAGATAAGAGATCAACATCCAAATTAAGTTTTGTTAACAATGAAACTGTTACAACTAACCAAGATGGTACAACACAAAATGAAAAAAGTGCATTAAGTCGTGCATTGATAGATAAAGAACGTAAAACGCCAGATCAAGACAAGGAAACAAATAGTTAATGTCTAACATTTCACATTTTTATGATGGACAATTAAGGCGATTCATTATTCAATTTACAAGAATGATGTCCAACTTTCAATATGAAACAGGCAAGGATGGTGATGGAAACAAAGCATTAATCAAAGTGCCTGTGCGATATGGAGATATCAATAGGCAGGTGGCAAATATTTTGCGACAAGGCTCAGAAAATGCATTGGTCAGCGTGCCACAAATGGCAACATATATTAATTCATTAACATATGACAGACAACGTATGCAGGAGCCAACACACATAGACAAAATACATGTCCGTGAAAGATCATATGATCCAGAAACCAAAACATATTCAGGCACACAAGGCAATCAACATACTATAGAACGTATCATGCCTGTGCCATTTGAACTTACAATGAACTGTGATCTGTTTACAAATAACACAGATCAAAAATTACAAATACTTGAACAAGTTCTTGTGTTGTTTAATCCAGCTTTAGAATTACAAACAACAGATAATTGGGTTGACTGGACATCATTAAGCTATGCTGAAATCACTGATTTAACTTTTAGTTCTAGGACTATTCCTAGTGGTACAGATGATGAAATAGATGTTGCTTCAATGCAGTTTACTTTGCCTATTTGGTTGACTCCACCAGCTAAAATTAAGAAACTTGGTGTAATAGAAAAGATTGTTGCTTCACTATATGACGAAGATGCAAGTAAAATTGATGTGTCAGGAATTATTGGCAGTGACTTATTAAGCAAACAAGAAATTACTTTTGGCAATTATGGACTTTATGTAGAAGGAAACAAAGTGAGACTGTTACAAAGCAAAGATACTTTGAACGAAAAAATTGGAGACGTGGCACATGTTTCGCCAACTAGAGAAGTTGCTAAGACTGACAGTCAATTAGTTTATGGAAGAGAAATACCTTGGGCAAAAGTTTTGGCCGCATTTGGAAGAATTACAAATGGATTATCTAAAATAAAACTAGAAACAGCAATCACAACTGCTAATAATGAAGACACAATTACATATATCACAGGAACTATTGCAGAACATCCAACTGAAGATCACAATTTGCTTTTTACAGTTGACACTGATACTATTCCAACTGATTCGATTGCTTCATTCAGCAAAATTATTGATCCTACTGTGACTGGTCCAACTGGATCAGAAGTTGATGGACAAAGATATTTGATCACACAACCAATTGGGACAAGTTTACACAACCTAAACATCACAGGAATCACACATGATGGAACAACCACTGCCACAGTGACTTGTTCTCTACCACATGGACTTGCAGTAGGAGATACTGTGCGTATCACAGGAGCGGCGCCAAGTTATTACAATGGCACAATCGGGGTCAAAGCAGTGCCTAGCACAACACAATTTACATATAACACAGTAGCGGCAACTAATGCCGCGGCAAGTTCCACGGCTCAAACAGCAGATTTGAATAAATTTACAGCGGCAGGTGGTGTGTTGATAACGCCATCACCACTGACATCACCAGCACTAGGTGAACCAGTTGGTGTTACTAATCGAGGTCCAAGTGCTTGGGGTAATTTAGTTGCATCAGAAAGTGATATCATCCAATACAATTCTACCACAGGCAAATTTAATGTTGATTTTGATTCATCTAATGTTACAAATGTCCAATATGCAACCAACGAAGCAACCTCAGTGCAATTCAAATGGACTGGCACACAATGGCAAAAGTCATGGGAAGGTGAATACCAACCAGGGGATTGGGTGCTTGACCTTTAACCAATTATAATATAAAATACATTATGAATATTGTTTGCAGTGGTGCATTGTTTTATGCCAAGTCAACTAAACGTTTCATGTTGTTGCAAAGAGCAAACAAAAAACATCACGGCCAATGGGGCATAGTTGGCGGCAAAGCAGAAGGTAAAGAACTACCAGTAGAAGCACTTAAAAGAGAAATACAAGAAGAAGTAGGCAACACGCCTACAATTAAAAAATTTATTCCTCTTGAAATGTTTCAAAGCACTGATCAAAAGTTTTTCTTTAACACTTATGTGTGTGTTGTTGACACAGAATTTACACCCACACTGAATGGCGAGCACATTGGGTATTGTTGGGTACAAATGAATGCTTGGCCCAAACCCATGCATCAAGGTCTACAAAAAACTGTAAACAGTAAAACTATAAAAAGCAAACTTCAAACTATATTAGATATTATAAGTTGATGCCTTGATAATTCATGTCTGTCTTGGATGCAAATTCTTTCTTCAACATACCAACGTAGATTCTATAAACCATTCCGTTTTCACCTACTGTGGTTGCTGTCCATACTTGACCATCATATCCATCAATGTTGTACAAATTATCAATGGTAGCAACTTTTTGGATCAGTCTTACTAAAAATGCTGTGCTATTGTAAACACACAGTTTAGTTTTCATGGCTTCCATAAACATTGTGTCTGCTTGTTCCAAGTTCTCTGGTGTTGGATCTTTGTATAGAGTTGCTGAGTCTATCAACGGCTCTGCTACACTACACACATGAGTTACATACGCAAGATCATTTGGATACCATTCATGGTCAGTTGCATCTGCTGGCTTTATAACAAAAGCCACTGCTACAATTATTAAAATTATTATGCCTGTAAAAATGTTTTTATTCATGTCTCAAATAATATTTATCTGTATTTTATGTGGGTTGTTTATGTTAAAATTGCAATGCTTATATGTTTTGTATATAAGTTTTGCCAGTCAACTGTTCAATGTCACGTATCATTTCTTCCATGTTGACTCTCACAGTCTTGCCTGTTTTTGTGTTGCGTGAATAGTATTCCCATTCACCCTGTGCATTGTGTGGCGATATTTTAGTCACGTTGCCTGCTTCGTCCTGCACAAACACTTCTGCACTAGATGAGTCATCTTTTGCGTATATATGGGCAGTGTTAGTTACAGTCGATGGATCACCTGATTCAACAGCCATCCTCAGTACACCAGTTAATGCAACGCCAAGATTTGTTGTTTCAAATTTTGTGTTATTGTTAAAATTTAACTCAACGGAACTGGCCGCATTCATTGTAACCATTGTTTTTGAACCAGCGGCATTCATAAATGTTTGTGTTCCTGATCTATAAAATATTGTACCTGTACCTGC